ATCATTGCGCTCGATTCTTTTGATGAACAGTTGAAGGTGTTCAGGCATTCGTGGGTCGAAACTCACAAAGTCGCACCAACTTCTGTCCGCACACGCCATCTGCCATTGCATTTGGTCGTAATACTTCTTTGCTGGCTCATCACCAAGTAGTGTGTCAATGTGGGTTGCTGTATTGGGACACTTGATCTCTAAACACCCATCATCACCCACCAAACCATCAGGAGAGGCAGCAGACAGGGTAATGCGTGGATGGTCAATAGCACCTACCTGATCTACCATATTGCCTGTTTTAGCCTCGTATGCAGCACGAGCAAACTCTTCATTCTCGATACCCCACTCCATAGCGGCATTGGTGTATGACTCTGCCACTTGATTTGTCATACGCTCGACTACCAGTTGCGCCATGTAGTTAGTTCTGCTGGTGCTGTAGCCTGTCTTTGTTTTGGCAACAATGTCAGAGATACGAGATGCAGTAGCTTTGCCACAACGCTGTGCAAACCATTCGGGTGTGCCTTGTTCAATATCGCTCATGTCAACCCCTTTACAGATGCTTTACTAAAAAGTTCGTCCCAATCACATACATACCATTCTCCTGATTCGTCATGCAGTGGGTGGTAGTCTGAAACTTCATATTCAGATGGTTCAAAATCTTCATTGTTCTTATTGTCTTTTCTGCAATAACCGCCAAAACTTGCTTCTTGTATTTGACAGAAATGTGGATTGCAATATTCGTCAATTTGCCAAAAAATATCGAGCATATTTTGTCCAACAACCATACCCGAATAGCCTGTATATTCTTTTCCATCCATCAAACGAAAATAATAGGCTTTCATTTCAATGCTCCTTTACGCTTTTCTTTGGCATCAATCACTTTCTTTTGCCAATTTTTATCACCAGCGCAAGCAGAGTAAGCAGTGCCGTATACATCTTTTAATTCCTCTAAAGTTGATGCAGCATCAATTGCCGCCAAGTGGTCGATCATCATTCCTACATCGATGCTTGAGGATGAGTCACCCTCTGGCAAGTCTTCACCAGCATACAAATATAGGGCGAGTCCATGCAATGACAAAGCCTTAGTCATGCAACGCATGATGGCAGTGTTGACTGCAAATGCGTCAGGGTTAAGGATTGCTTTATTGCGAAAGTCCATTACTGGAAGTTGGCAAGTCATTGGTTTACGAAACATGGTGACTGTGACGAACACCATTGCTGTGCCGTTGATGTCCATGAAACATTTGTCGCCAAACATCTCCACCTTAAAGGTAGCATCTTCATCAGCCTTGAGTGCTTCAGCCCACGCCCACGCCCATGAAAGATAGCTCAATCCGCCTTTCTTCTCTGTATGCTCGTTGACGTTTGTTGAAAGCATTTTTTTAATTGCTTCTTTTCTGTCAACCAGTGTTCCTATCTCTAGTTTCGTCATATTCACTCCTGTTTAAAATTTTGAAAAGTCTTTGAAATATCTGTATTCATTGAGTTCGTGTAGACAAACTCAGATTTCCAATCAGTCAGTCTTTTTAGTGGGTACACCTTTCTGTGAGTTAAAAATTTGTTGGGCGATAGAGAATTGGGTATCAAAGTCAAAGTAGCGTAGCCTGAACCAATTTCCTGATTGGTCGCAACAATCGATTTCATCGCCTTTAGGCTTCGTACAAAACGGGCAAAAAAGTTCATCTTGGTTCTCCTCAAGGATTGCAGCAATAGTGTGTTTGAGTCTCATTTGTCCCCCTTGTATTCGTTTTTCAACCATAGGGTTCTAAGCATACGCAATTCATCGTCATCGTCAATAGAGGAAGTCTTAATGAGGTTGTAGAAGGCAAACTCTGCCCTGCGCTGCATCTTGTTGTCAATGCGGTCTTTGATAAATTGTTGGGCATACTCCCAGTCGCCTGATTTGATGGCAAGAGGGATAGCTACAGAGCCTTGAATGGCATCCATGATGTCATCATCATTTAGCCCTTGGTAGGCTTCCCACTTGGCTTTATTAAAGGCTGTCATCGATAGACTCCTCAATCTTCTTTTCAATTGATTTGCACTCCTTGGCAGAGAGTTGATCGGTTATATCAATTCTTGTATAACCTACCTGTAAGTAGACTGCCCAAATGAATTTATCGTAGACTCCCTCGTTGGGAGAGTAGTCGGGGTCATATTCCCATTCGACCCAAGTATTGATCTCTAACTCAAGATCGTAAAGTTCGATATCTATTTCCATGTTGAAGCCTTTCAATGTGTTGGTAGAGTTCGTAGTGTTACACACTTCTTAGTGTTGAACACTAGGATAAACCCTAATTGTGGTTATTGTTAAACACTACACAATCACGCCTCTATGCCAAGACCTAAAACTGAAATGACCAAAAGCGGCAAGACCATTGCTGTACGAGCCACTTTAAGTGAGTGGAATGAGTTTAAACGACTTGGAGGGATCAAGTGGTTACGCCAATTCTTAGCAGATTCCATTGAGAGACAACAACAAGTCAAAATTAATCTTGACAAACACTAAAAGTTTGTTATGATTCGATCCGTTGCTGTGGTAGGTAACGAAATTAAGGCCGTTTGCACATGCTTTCTGTCTTTTGTAAATTTCGTAGGAATAATTTACAAAGGACTACCACCAGAGAGCAGTTGTAAACGGCTTTTTTTATTGTCTACCAACAGCATCCGTACTCCACACGATAGTAGTGAGTCTGCATGGACTGCTTGGAAGAAAACACCGCACACAAGTACACCCCTTGTGCAAAATGTGACCAGCGTTGATTTGGCGACTGGTAAAGCACACAGTACATCGGTGGTAAACAAGGCTGTGTGTATAAGCGAACAAATCCGTCAAGCGCACTTGGGGCTTTTTGGTTTTTCAATGTTAATAGGATTCAATAAATGAACATCAATCAGTCTGGAGAAGGTAGGATAGAAATGATTCTATCCACCCTTGGAGAAACTATGTCTAAAGGAAACAAATGCACTTAAACGACAGCTATCCCACAGAATTCTATGTGTCCGATGTCGGATATTTAGTGTTAAAACAGGATTGTTTTGAGTGTGGTCGAGTAACTCAATTCATGATTTCACCTGAACAAACAAAGGTATTTTTCAATCTGCTTCCCGATTTGATGCAAGAGCAAACACAAAAATGGACTGGATTGTTTGACCCACAAACAAATGGAGAAACTGATGTTTGAAGACTTTTGGAAAGCCTACCCAAGCACACCACGCAAGGGTGGAAAGGCTAAATGCAAACAGGTATGGGACAAGTCTTATTGCGACACCCAATCCGAACAAATCCTAAAACACATCAATTGGCTAAAAACAACAGAACAGTGGCTAAAGCTAAATGGGGCATTTATTCCTGCCCCTTTGGTCTACCTAAACCAGCAAAGATGGGATGGCGCAGAAGTCCCTGAGATTAAACAGCAAGAAACAGCCCTAGAAACGATTGCAAAGAGCAGGGCAATGTCAGTCCCTATGCCTGACGATATAAGGGCTAAATTACAGGCTTTGAGGCGATCATGACAAAAGAAGATGCCAATAAACTGTTGGACAATCTAAAAGATGGCAAACCGCATCCGCAAATACTTATCAACAGAGCCCTTTTTGTATCAGGCGACCTTAGCGCATTTGATATGGATGGCGAAGCAACCTGCTGCCAAGGAATATGCTTGGTATCGGGCGAAAGAATTGGATGCTGATTTGGAATGTTTGTGGGTCGGAATTAAAGATGACTTGGTTAAACACATGAAAGGCGTTAAAAATGAACCCGTTTGAGATAAAAGAACCTACTTGCATCAGTTTTTCAGGTGGCAGAACATCTGCCTTTATGCTTTACAAGGTGCTAGAAGCTCACCAAATGAGCCTGCCAAGTGAGGCTATTGTCTGTTTTGCCAACACAGGAAAAGAAGAAGAAGCTACTTTAGAGTTTGTCAATGAATGTTCTGTGCGTTGGAATGTTCAAATTTCTTGGCTGGAATATGTGGAAGTTGATGGTGAGCATTCTTTTAAGGTTGTTGATTACCAAACTGCCAGTAGAAATGGTGAGCCTTTTGAGCAAATTATTAAACACTTTGACAATGCTTTGCCAAACGGAAGGGCTAGATATTGTTCAGCAAATCTAAAAACCAGAACTTTTTATAGATATTTAAAGTCCATTGGCTGGCAAGAATGGGAGTCTTTTCTTGGTATTCGTGCTGATGAGCCTAAGCGAGTTGTCAAATTTAGGGCAAATCCTAATCCAGAAGGTAAACATGAGACTGTGCATTTGCCTTTAGCGCAAGCCAATGTTTCGGCTAAAGATGTAAGCAACTTTTGGACGCAGCAAGATTTTGACTTAGGCCTACCAAACATAAACGGCAAAACAATGCATGGAAACTGTGATTTGTGTATGTTAAAGCCTAAAGCACAGATTCTTAGCCTTATCCAAGAAAAGCCAGAGAGGGCATTATGGTGGATTAAGCAAGAAGAAGAAGCCTCAAAAAGATGCGCTGGCGATGGAAAATTCTTTGCTATTGACAGGCCTAGTTATGCACAAATGTATAAATACGCTGCCGAGCAAACCGATATGTTTGATAAAGATGAAGAAGCTATTTCTTGCTTCTGTGGAGATTAATATGGTGTACATAGGTATCGACCCTGGAAGTGTCTCAGGTGCTTTAGGTGCAATAACGCATGATGGAAGTTATCTTGATAGCTTTAACATTGAGCATAAAGACAAGCATATTCGTGCATTAGTATTTAAGAGTCGAATCTTAAGTATTGTTGACGTAAAAGAGGGTGCAGAGATATGTATGGAACAAGTGCATTCAATGCCAAACCAAGGGGTAAGTAGTACTTTTGCATTCGGTAGGGCTGTTGGGGTGATTAGTGCAGTCTGTGAATTGACAAACTACCCTTTTCACCTTGTTACACCTCAACGCTGGAAAAAACACTTTGGGCTAACTGCTGACAAAAATGAAGCCTTGGACCTTGCCCGTAAATTATTTCCAGCAGCTAAATTGAAGCTCAAAAAGGACATTAACAGAGCAGAAGCCCTATTGATTGCTGAATATTGGAGACAACAGATCAATGGCGCTACCCCGTAAAACCCCGAATAGAATCTACATGACGCTAACCGATAGCGAGAAGTTGATCCTAGACACAATGGGTAATGGTAGCGATCATGCTGGGATGAAAATAGCAATTGCATGGGCTGCTCACTTCTATAACCTAGGATTAGACCCCGATGCATCCCTAGACCATGTGGGACTATGCACCTATAACCTAGACAATACCGATTAGAAGGGTTTTAACGTGCCTAGGATCGATTTTTATGGATAACCTAGGGCTAGGTATATGAAGGCAAGAAAAAAGCCCCGAAGGGCTTAAAATTGAAAAGTACTCACTAACTTATTTTTTGAGTATGATTTTTAGCAGTAATGCAATTGTGGCGTAGATCATTCTGTCGACTCTTCTAAATGGTCAGTTATGCCAGCGCTTGGAATATCAAAGATTTCCGTATGCCCTGAACGAGTTGAGAGGTAACTCATTTCAACGTATGGATCACGGCCTGTCAATGCGTGATCTTCTGCTTCCTGCGCCCATGCCTCGAGGTTGCGCTGATCGACCCCACAATGATCTTCTTTTGCCGTTTCAAGAATCCAATCTTTTAATGCGGACATGCCTAAATCGTTTACTCTTTTCATGCTGCCACCTCTTCTAACATTCTCACGCATGAGTTATGCATTTCCTGATTAACTAGGGATAGTCTATGGTCATGGTTTAGCGGTAATTTGACGAAATAGTCAACAAACCTATCATTCTCTGCTAGTAGGTAATGAGAGATAACAGGACTGTTAGAGTTAAAAATAACCCTTGGGAAAAGCTTTTTAACTTTATTTTGGGCTTTTCTTAGGGTGTCTGCTTCAACGATAGCAGCTAGATAGGGTATCTTATCGGGGAAATCCCCATAACCATAAACTGAAGTGTTTTCCGAATAGTGTTGATGACGTATGTAGAAGTATTTCATGCTTAACCCCACAATGAAATAATGAGCATTAAGCAAAGAAACCCAGCAATGCTTACACCTACAATAATTTGATCAATTTTATCCATGTTGAAACCTTTTAAATGATTGATTGAAATTCTAGGTTAGTCAAAACCTAGACCATAGACCCCTAAATTAAGGGTCTACAGTCTAAGCTTTAATTACGGGAATTAACTGTAGAAGGTTTAGCGGCATAGTATTTTTTCACATTGTTGATGTGATCAATTGCAGCCTGTTTAGTCTCATGTCGACCACCGATCGGGGTTTGATGTACACCCCGAACGATAAACCACCCATTTAAAAGCTTATTAAAAACTATCTTAGGCATAATGCACCCCTTTAATTTGTACAAACCCGTTATTTTCCCGTTTTGCTTTACCCTTAGCATAGAGTGCAACAACAACACCTTTTGCTTCTATGTGTCTAACATCGGTGTTATCTCCATCTATAACCTCCCATGATCTAAACGTCCTAGGGATATCCGATTGTTTTTGGAAAACGACAGCAACACGGGAATTGTGCTTATTGGTTAACCCTTTGATGGATATCGGTTTTGGTGTGATAGCGCTAAAAGAATAGGTTAGATCGTAATTCCCGCACGTTTTCCCGTCTAGGTTTCTACTGGGTATTTTTGTGTAGTCATAGAATTGAATGTGTGGGAATAACTGAAATATGGTTTTCCCGTCTATCACTTGCTGATTCTCATAGCATAGGTCGCTAGTCCCATTAGGACGGATCAAAGGGATTAGGCCAAGCTTTTTAGCCCTATTGTCTAGCGTCCATATGTCGGCACACAATGACAGCATGAAGGCCGTTTTGTTTTGGTAAAGGAATTGAGTCTTAGCTTTGCGAGCTTTTTGGACAGAATTGAATGCGCCTCTGCCAGCACTATTGAGACAACCATCAAAGCAGCCAGCAAGTCTAGCCATAGGGCAAAGTCTGTCATCAGGCACTAAGTATACGATCCCTGTTAAATAACCGATTGACTGGCCTTTAACAGTCTTGGCGGATGACTCACCTAGGATTGTTTTGTAGGGTAAGTTAAGACCCCGTAGGATCAATTTATATGGATTTTGCATTGTGAGCAGCCTATCAAAAAATGTTAATGAAGTCCTAGAAAACCTAGGTCCTAGGATACTGCAAGCAATACCCTAGACCCTAGTCTTTTAATTTGAGTGTTTAGCCAAGTAATCCGTCAGCATGATGGCTGTGTCATAGTCATCTCGCTTATCACCCCATGCCACAACGTGTACACCCCGTTTAGTCGTCCCAAAATAACGTCCTACGTCTACCCCATTGGAAACGTAATCCATGGGCTTAATGAAGCGATTAAGCACCTTCTCGTTGATTGTTGTGATATTTATCATATTGAACCTTTCAAAAAATATTAATGAACATAAGGATATTTCTAACCCTTACATATATATACATAATAGAATCGTGCCATATAAAATTGATCACAGTTAAGTCTATGATTCTAAAGGATAAAGTCTAAACTAGTATTTACCCTATGCTGTATTTATACCCAGTACTTTTACCCGTATATCCCACAATGTAAAACTAATCTAAATTATTTCATAATGTGGGATGATAGTGAGATATCAATATCTTCTAGGTATATGCAATATGGTGCATAGACCCTACATGCAATATAGTGCATGATTACCCTTAGTTAGTTAGCGCTCACTACCATTTCATCATGTAGAATGCTTGGTTATGTAAGTGTGCGCTTACTTAGTGGGGGGGAGGGGTGGTGTGCTGTGTGTAAATATTTGTGTACCCTCCTCTGCACTGGAAAAGCCAATCGTAGTGTTAACAAGTAAACACTTACTTCAGTTAGTTGACGAACAGGAGTAGACACCCGTGAGTGGGGGTGATCCTTTTAAAGGAGAGCCTCTCGTTTATGCTAAGTTAGAGATGCTTGTCAGTGCTATCTCTCCACGCTACCAGCCCCGTTCAAGATGTGAGTCTTTACTTGAGAACTACATGGTTCACTACGTTTATCCTACTTGGTCGGCTCAACCGCATAGAGGGGTGGGTGATGCCCCCGTTTGAGTCCACTATACAAGAAAACAATTCTCATGTAAAGTACGCACTAACTTCCCTCTTGTGGACAAAAGATGAACGTAGTAGATGCACTCCCTGAACAACTGAAAAAACAAAAAGGTCGCCCAAAGGGTTCGGGCAAGCTGACTATGGCAAAGTATGCTGATGCCAAGCCAATAGCTATGTTGCCCAAGACTGAGAATCAACGGGTCAAAGAACTCAAGGATTTGTTGATAAACAGTGCTGGAGTCAATGTTGTCCAAAAGACTGTTCAGATTGCCCTTGATGATGACCACCCTGCACAGATGGCAGCGTTGAAGCTGTGTATGGATAGGATGCTTCCTGTTGCTCTGTTTGAAAAAGAGAAGAATCAGAGAAGTGCTGTAAACATTACGATTTCAGGCATTGGTGGTATAACCATTGGTGAAAATACAGTAGATGCTGAAGATATAGAAAGCAAAGATGTCTGATCTAAACTTTAGCCTCCTTCCTTGGCAACAAGAAGTCTTTGCTGATAAAACAAGGTTTAAAGTCATTGCGGCAGGGCGGCGTTGCGGTAAGTCAAGACTCTCAGCCATCACCCTGTTAATCGAGGGTTTGCAGTGTAGTGCAGGGTCTGCTGTGCTTTATGTTGCACCCACCAATGGTCAGGCTCGTCAGATTATTTGGGATGTATTGATGGAGTTGGGTAGGGAGGTTATCTCTGCTAGCCACATCAATAACATGGACATTACTTTGATAAACGGAGCAAAGATTTATGTCCGAGGTGCGGATAGACCAGATACTTTGCGAGGAGTGTCGCTCACCTATGCTGTGCTTGATGAGGTTGCCGACATCAAACCTGAAGCATGGGAACAGGTTATTCGTGCTTCTCTGTCAGACAAGAAGGGCAGAGCAATGTTTATCGGCACTCCAAAGGGTCGCAATTTCTTCTATGACATCTTTAAACTTGGAATGTCAGAAGAAGACTCAGACTGGAAAAGTTGGCATTTCACTACCAAAGACAACCATTTAATCGACCCTGATGAAATAGAAAGTGCGAAGAAAACCCTTTCCAGCTTCGCTTTCAAACAAGAGTATATGGCATCCTTTGACAATGCAGGGTCAGATGTCTTCAAAGAAGAATGGATTAAATACGGGGAAGAACCTCAGTATGGCTCTTACTTCATAGCCTGTGATTTGGCTGGATTTGAGGAAGTTGCCAAACAAGCGGCTAATTCTAAGAAAAGGCTAGATCAGACTGCTATTGCTGTGGTTAAGGTGACTGATGAGGGCAAGTGGTTTGTAAAAGAGATTGCTTTTGGTCGTTGGGACATTCGGGAGACTGCGGCGACTATCCTGCTAAAGATGCGGGAATACCGCCCTTTGAGCGTTGGAATTGAGCGTGGAGCATTAAAAAACGCTGTTTTGCCGTATTTGAGTGACCTAATGCGGAAAAATAATGTATATTCGCACATAGTTGACTTAACGCATGGCAACAGGAAAAAGACTGACAGGATTATCTGGAGTCTCCAAGGAAGGTTTGAGCATGGGCGTATTGTGCTGAACTCTGAGGAAGATTGGGATGAATTCAAAGATCAACTCTTGATGTTCCCTGCCCAAGGTGTTCACGATGACTTACCTGATGCTCTCTCCTACATTGAC